GTTCTGCGATGCCAGCCTCGCTGGCTGCTGCTTGGACGCCAGCAGCTTCATCTGCTGCGTCGGCTTGCATCAGGCCGCCGACGAGCTGTGTGCCGCCGACGATTAAGCCGGTAATTGGATCAGGCATGGCCAAACTCCTTCATGTATTCTTCAAATGTCTCGCCATACAGCTCCATGACCAAGTGGGCATTTTCGTTGGCAAACTTCGCGCCATGGCAAAGCTGCATGGCCATCAAGACCACGTCATAGTACCCAGCACGCCACATGTAGGAGCGTGCATCGGCAAGTCCGGCACGCTCAGCGCGGTCGGATGCTTGCCACTTCAAGACCATGGATGCCACGCATGGCACCAGGACAGGGGAATTCTGCAGGAAGAAGGTGTTTTGATTCATCGCCACCAGGGTGTTCCAGATGGCGGCATTCAGATCGCTGCGCTCGACTGGATCGCCGTCTGCCACGTCATCAAAGACCTGGATCGCGTTCCACAGCATCAGCAGCCACTCAATGGCCGGTGCAGGCAGCGCCAGAACCTGTTGCAGGTTCTGTTTGAGGCTATCCGTACCAGTCATGCTCTACCCTCCAAGTGGCGATGAGCTGCTGGCGGCTCGATAGGCTCAGCACCTGTATTTTCCCACATTTGCATCGCCTGTCAATCCATCTCAAAGTCGCGCTCTTCCCAGGCTTGGCAGGAACGCAGGTCGTGGCAGATGAAATCGAACTTGCGGCAGAAGCCACGGAAACCAGCGTCGGTGTCCCAATCGTTGCGCGGGATGCGCTCCATTAAGGCCTGCTTGTAGGTGCTGTTGTCATAATACTCGCAGTTCGAGCAGCGACGACGCCGGGCCTCTTTCTCGTCCACCTGCATAGCCTTGCCAAGTGCAACCCAATAGACCTTGTTGGCCGTTGGCTCGTTGCTTGGGTTCTCGGGGCCGAGCATCCAATCGTCGATCACCACTTGGGTGTTCTTCTTGTTCTCGGCTGCCGTGATGAACGGCATGGATTCAGGCAGGCCGGTGAAGCCAGCCATCATGATCTTTGGCATTTCCATGGTGGTTTCCTTAAGTGATTTCACGGCCAGACACGCGCAGCGTCAAAGACGTCGCAGCACTGGCGATGGTGGAAATGAAGCCACCATTGGCCAGCACTTGGCCGACCAGCTCGGGGCAGGTATAAGTCTCGCCTGGTGCGATGGATCGGTCATCGATGATGAGGTTCGATGCGCCTGGACTGCCGCCGCTGGTGACAAGGTTCACGGAAAACGTGAGATTGCCTGCGGTCGTGTTGGTCACGGTCGCTTTGTCAATGATGGCGGTGGCGTTGGTGGCGGTGTATTGCGTGGTCTGCGCCGCCTCCATCTCTTTGGAACCAATGAGGGGTTTTGCTGTGACTGCCATGGTTTCTCCTTACTGTTGGATTTGAGTGACGGTCAGAACGATGGCCGGTGCGCCTGGTGCAAATGCTGTGGCCGCCACAGTGTCTACCGTCACGTTGGTGCTGTCTGCTGCAAAAGCCATCTCGACGTACTCGTTGGCGTTCAGCGAAACCGTCTCGTTCAGTGCGATTGGAATGTAGCCGTTGTTCAGGTCGGACGTAACCAATCGCGCAGAATTTGCGATAGCAGTGCCGTTTTTCTTGAACCAGACCCAAATATTCTTGGAGGATGAGCTACCACTGGTCAACTGCACCGTGGCGCTGAATTGGTACAAGCCAGACTGCGGAACGATGATCTGCGAGGTCGTGCCGCCAATCACCACGCCATTGCTGATCTGCGTATTGTCAAAAGTCAGCAGGTATTCGGTGTTGATCACCGCAGGCGTTTGGTCGGTGGTCTTGGTGAACACGCCGTAATACTTCATCTGCTCAATGGTCGGGCGCACGAAGATCACGCCAGCCGATGCGTCGGACACGATGCAAGCTGCCAGAGGGATGACGTTGTTCGGGGCTGTTGGCTTGACATTGGTCAGCGCTCCAGCGGTTGTCGGGCTGGCATAGAGGATGTCGCCTGCGCTGAATGCGCTGGTGTCGAGGTCGCGCACAAATCCCCAAGTGGTGCAGTAGCCCTTCTCGCCACTGTCCGGCAGATCATGGGTCATCACGCCGAGGATGTAGAGCGATGGGCTTGTGCCGTTGGCAAGGTACGGGGCCACCAGCAGGGCGTTTGAAGTAGCGCCAGCAAAACCCACCACAGATCCGTTCGGGATGGTCGAGCCTGTCGTGTTGCCGACACGGGCATAGACCTCCTGGCCGACCTGCTGCGTGACACCATAGTCCATGCCGATGTTCACGGTCTGGTCGGTTTCATTCCAGCCAAGGCGACGGATGCGCGAGACAAAATCGGCCGTGTTCAGGTCGATGTAGTCCGTGATCGTCGAGTTGTTGTTCTCGATCACAGGCGCAGTGCTCAGCATCTCCAGAGCATTGGCAATGCGGCCAAGCGTGTCCAGTGCATGCACGGCCTTCTGGTCTGCGTTGCCTGCATTGATGGCTGCATCTTTGGCTAGGCTCACGATTTGAGCCAGCGCCTCGTTTGCTGATGCGTCCGCATTACCGGCCTCGATGCTGATGCCTTCCGTGTCAGTTGCTGGCGACACTTCGTCAGCGATCTGAAACAGGCGCTCGAACTGCTTGATCTGCTCCTGGTTTTTCAGGAACGTGGCGAGCTGGTCGCGTGTGAGGTTGAGCTTCTGCGTTGCCATCAGTAGGCCAATGGCTCGATCTGAGCCTCAAGACGGACGAAGGACAGGTGCGCCTGGCTGTCGCCACGGAAACGCTGGATGCGCCAGTTGCGCATGTGGCCCTGCTGGAACCAGGCCAGACGCTTGCGGCTGCCGGTCGTGCCTGCGCGGATGCTGCGGTCTTGGCTCCATGCCTGGCCGTCCACGCTGTAGCTGGTCGAGATCATCGGGTCGACACCAAGCGCCACGCTGCCGGTCAAACTGACCAGCTCCAGCTCGTTGAAGATCGCGCCATTGCTCTCGTTGTAGACGATCAGCGTGCCGAACTCCCAGCGCACGATCTGGCCCCAGTGACTGCTGATGTTGTCCACCAGGTAGCCGATGGCGCTGGACTGAGGGTCACCGATCAGCCACTTGTCATAGGCCCAGACCAGATTCCTTGCGCGATACTGACTGAATCCGACTTGGCTTGTGGTCAGCGTGAACCAGACGGGCTGGCTTAGCTCTCCAGTGGCCGCAGCATCAAACACCAGCGTGCGGTCGGGCAGGTGGACGTACAGGTGCTGGTGGGCCTTGTCATTGCGTGCTTCCAGCTTGACGCCAGCCAGCTGCGCTTCGGTGTAGCCGAGCAGAATCTGGTCGATTTCCTGCGTGCTTATTTTTTGAGCAGTGGCGTTCACTCCAAGGTAGATGCCTGGCGCTTCATTGCGGCCAGAGCCGAGGAAAGCGACGCTCTCCACGAACACGCAGCAGCCGAACGTGCCAATGACGCCCTTTTGAATCTGTGCGCCATCGATGCGCTGGAACGGGAAGAACTCGCCGCCCACGTTGTCAAACACCTCGATGGTGTTGCGGTTCAGTGCGTAGACCTCGTTGCGCAGCTTGAGCAGCGCCACCACGGGGTCGGGGTCGACTTCGCTGGAGCCGTACTTCAGCGGGTTGACCTGGGTAGGGTCGGACAGCTCAGTCACGATCAGGCTGGTGCCGTCAGTGGTCATGAAGTAGCCATCCACCCAGACCACATCCAGCACCAGGCCAAGATCGGGGTCGGTCACTTGCGTGAGTGCGCCGTTCCAGTAGTACAGGCGGCCACCAGACGCGATGGCCAGGCGGTCGAAGCTGTAGTCCATCGTCACCAGGGTGTTGACGGGGCCGCCAACATCACCCAAGACGGTCACATCGCCATTGCTGGCCACGGTCACCAGCTTTGTGCCCATGACGCGGTAGCAGACGCCGTTCCAGTTGATGCCGCCACGGTCGATGCCTGGGCCGGTGCCGTTGCCGACGATGCCGTCACCAGGACGCAGAAAACCGGCACTGATGCCGGACTGCTTTGGGACTGGCACCAGGTTGACCGGGTACGACGTGCGAAGGTCTGGCCCGTTGTCAGCGTAGATGCCGTTGAGGATTGGAATCTGCATTCAGGTCACCACTTCACCTTTGACGCCCACCACGCTGCGCTCATCTTGCCCTTGGCGATGTTCTCAGCGTGCCTGGCCTTGAATGATTCGCGCCGGGCTTTGTCCGCCTTGGACTCGCCTTCGCGCTTCGGAGACCCTGACACGCCCTGTTGGCCAAAACGGATGGTCTTGACCTGGTCGCCATCCTTGGCCACCACGACGTGGGATTTGGTCGGGTGCGACGGTGTGCGCTTGGGCTTGTTGAAGCCTTCTACACCGACGCGAGCCAGACGCGGGTCTTTTTTTGTGGCCATCAGGCGATCCTGTACCAGCTGTTCAGAGACTGCACGAAGCGCATGCGGAAGAAATCCTCGGCAGCCAGGGTTGCTGGGTCGCCGTAGGCTGCAGCTGCGCCGTTCAGCGCCAGGGTGAAGGCGGTGATCTGCTGGGTGGTAGTGATCAACACCTCGGTGCCGTCGGGCGTTTGGGTGTTCAGCGGCAGGGTCACGGTGCCAGAGGCCAGCGTGCCAGCAGGCTGGATCAGCATCCATTGCTGCTGGCTGACCGGGGTCGGCACGGTGATGTTGAAGCCGGTGCCTGGCGTCGAGATGCTGGTGGCCAGCGTCGGAGCCGCGAAGGTCTGCTGGAAAAGCGCCAGCAGGGAGCCGATCGGCAGGCGTCGTGCGTCGCCGTTGTTCGGGGTGTAGACGGGAATCTGGTCTCCAGCGGAAGCCTGGAGCAGCAGTGGCAGTTGGTTGATTTGTGGCATGGTTTGTCCTCAGTTGTACTCGATGGGGCCGTCCGGGCCTGCGGTGACCGGATCGACCGGAGGACGCAGGAATGGGTTGTCGTACACGCGCCAGGGCTTGTTGCCAGCTCCGGACGGCATGGTGACGGGCATCTGCTGCGGGATGGGTGCGGTCGCACGCTGCAGCAGGGTGTTGTAGCTGTCCTTGGCCACGGCCTTGGTCTCTGGCATCACCACCTTGCCGTAGCCAGGCGCAATGCGGATGGCCAGATTGGTGATGATGGCCTCGTTCGCACTGTCTGGAACTTCGGACGGCTCGTCAAGGTCGCTGTACTGTGGGCTGCCTGGCAGTGGGTAGCCAAGCCGGATGCCTTTGCCGTTCCAGTCTGCGATCATTGCATCGAGGCGACGCAGTGCGGTCTGGAGCTGCTCAGGTTGCAGGTCGAAGACATAGGATGCAAGGCCGATTTCCTCGAATGCGGCTGCAACGAACTGGCGCTTGCTGTAACCCATATCAGGCCTCCTGCTTGCTGAGTGCTTCGGTGATCATGGCCAGCAGCTTCTCGTCGCTGGTGCGCTTGGTGAACGTCAGGCCGAGTTCTTTGGCCTTCTCGATCAGCTCGATGCGGGTTGGCGCTGCGTTGTCGTCGGGCACGGCCGAGACTTCGACTGCGACTTCCTGCAGCACATTGGTGACCTGCTCGGCCATCAAGCGGTGATTGATGCCGTCGATAGGGCGCGATGGCTTACGCACCTTCACGGGCTTTTTCTTCTTGAGGTATTTCGGGGCGAGGATGTTTTCTTCCATCACTTGGCCTTCTTTCTGGTCTTGGCTGCGGCCTTGAAAGCAGCAGCGGTTGGCGCACCTTTTGTGCCTGGCTTGCGCATGCGCTCAGGCGTCTTTCCTGCAGCCTTCTGGCGCTCAATGCGCTCACGCTTGGCGTGAATGTTGGCGTACAGGCCGGACTTCATTTCTTAGCCTTCTTGGGCGCTTTGCTGGGTTTGCCAGCAGCCTTGGCGGCTTTGGTGGCGACGTTCAAAGCGATGGCCACAGCCTGCTTTTGCGGCTTGCCAGACTTCATTTCCTTCGAGATGTTCTTCCCGATGGATTTGCTTGAGTAACCTTTGGTCAGTGGCATTTTGAGCTCCTATGCAGAAAGGGGGGCCGGAGCCCCCCAGTCTTTCCCGGTTTACTGGTTGAACAACAAGATGCCGGACATCTCGGGGTTCTTGTTCACAACACCGAACAGCGTGTCCATGCGGTACTTGATGGTCATGCTGTCAATGTCGTAGAACTTCTGCATCACCAGCTCGATGCCTTGGTCGGTGGTGGCACGCATCACTGCGACGCCAGCATCGGAAGGCACGGCATAACGGCCAGGCAGAATTTCCAGAGCATCACGCTGCCAGAACACGTTGACCTGTGCGGTGTTCACGTTCAGGAAGGTGATGGCTGCAGTGTTCGATGGGGTTTCCACCTCGACGTTCTTGTACTGAAGCTGGGCATCAGTTGCCACGCTCTGAGCTCCGATGATCGGAGGAGTGATCGTCATGGTGGTGGCCGAGTCCACAGACACCACGCGGAAGGTCTTGAGTTGACCAGTGCTCTGCTTGGTGATGTGGTGAACAGCGTACACGCCAGCGATCTCGAAAGCGTCACCAGCAGCCACGTTAGTGGTCGAGGAGACAGTCACGGTCTGGAAGCGGTTGTCCACGTTGATCTGGCCGCCCACGGAAGTGGAGGTGGCCTGAGGCGTGTAGTTGGCCTGAGTGCCTGCGCCGCTGGTGTCGATGGTGATGGAGCCACCACCAGCTGCAGCAGCTTGACGGTTGGCGTAGTCCATCTTGTAGGTCTCGAAACCAGCGACCATGCCGACGTAAGAGCGCTCATAAGCCTTGTCAGACTTCTGATTGCCAAACGAACGGGCAGAGCCAACCAGGTTACCAGCCAGGCCGTTGTAGTCGCGGCTGGACAGGGCCATGAAGCGCTCGTAGTCGGGCACGCCTTGCTCGTTCATGATGGCGTCGCACAGGGCCACGTCGTCATAGTCACCGGCAGCAGCGCCAATCGGCACAACCAGCGAACCCAGGCTTGCGGCCGAGTTCATGATGGCGATGTTGATGTCGCTGGCCAGCTTCTGCTTGGCGGACTCGCCCAGGCGGCCTTCTTGCAGGGCATCGCGCAGTTCGAGGGAGGTCATTTCCCAGGGCACGGTCTTGCTGAAGCCCAGGGTCGCAGGCACGGCCAGCTGCGTCATGCCCTGGTAGCCGGGAATCGGCGTGCCAGGAGTGCTGCTGATCGACTGAGCGATGTAGGGCTGGGGACGCCAGATCGTGTTGTTGGCGCGTTCCATCATCGTCTGATCGGTTTGGTAGATCGAGACGTTGCGGGACAGCACCAGGGCGTCCTGGAAACCTTCGAGGAGGTCTTCGAACGCTACGCGTTCTTCTTTGGAAAAACTATTGGCCATGATGGGCTCCTATTTCAAAAAATGTCAGTTTTTAGCTGCTTTCTGTCGCTTGTACTGGAGCACCTTGGTGTAGTTGCCAGTCTTTTCAGCTTCAGCACGCAGCCGTTCGAGGGTTGAGTCCACAGCGCCAGAAACTCGGCCAGTTGAGCTGACCATCCTTTCGGGTGCAGGGGCTGCCTTACGGTTCGTAACTTTCAATTCCTTCTCCAGTTTCGCTACCGCAAAGGCAAACTTTACGGGGTCTTCAATTTTGGCCAGCTCTGCCGCCTTCTTCGGGTTCTTGCCGAGTGCGTAAATCACCAGTGCCGGATTGTCCGCGCCTTGCAGCACGACGCCCTGTTGCGTGCTCAGCTTTCGCTTTGCCGTACCCTTCGAGCTTTTCCTGCCAGGCTCGTTGTTGCGCTTGCTCGGCCTGGCGAGATTTTTCAACCTCGGCGTCGGCTTGGCGCTTGCGCTCGAACCAGTCTGCCAGTGCAGTCTCGAATCGGTCTGCGTCGTATTCGTAGTCCTCCAGCTTTGGCTTGGCACCAAGTGCGACCGGCTTTTTCTCAGTCGTTTGGTTCAGCTTCGCTTCGAGTTCTCGAATGCGTTTTTCCTTCTCACGGTTTGCCTTACGCAGCTCTTTCACCCAACCAGGTGCCTGAGCGTGCTCATCGGGAGGTGGCGCTTCCTCACCAATGGAAACGATCACTTCGTCGTCGTCGCCTTCGTTGTCGTCAGTGTTGGAATCGTCCTGGTCGCCGGTGGAATCTTGCTCACCAGCCACTTGCTCAGTTTCGATTTCCTCTTCCTGATCTTCGACCACTACGGTTTCGTCGTCGTTGCTCTCATCTCCAAATTCTGCCTTTTTGTTCATTCAAATACCCCATTTAACTCACCCATTTGAAACGGCTGGGTGGGATTCCGTATAACCACATTCTCCACTAAAACGCTGTCATCTGACAACGGGTTGCACTTGTTCGCCAAGCGCAGCCTGCTGAATCGCCTCTGTGGCGGTCAGCGCCATGTTCTGATCGATCTCGCCAGTCTTGGCCAGGGTCTCGGCCGTCTTGGCGCGGGACAGCTCTGCGTCTGCCACGGTCTTGATGGTGTTGGCACGTGCCTGGGCAGCCTTGGCCACGGCCTCTTCGGCTGCAGCCTGCAGGAAGATAGCGTTCGGGTCTTGCTGCTGGCCCTTGGCTTCGGCCTCTGCCATGAGCGCTTCGATCTCCTGCTCGGTCGGCTTGACCACGCCCATGCGGATCAGGCGCTGGCGGAAGAAGTCGCGCACCTCACTGATGCCCTCGCCTTCCATGTTCATCATGGCCATGGCACCGAGCACCTGCAGGGTTTCGGGGTCTTGCGTGATCTGCATCATGCCGGTCAGGGCGCGGACAGTCGCGGCACGCTTGGAGCTGCTGGACGGGCCGACCTCGACGTTCACATCGAACTTGGCCATGCTCAGGTCGTTGGCCATGCGCACCTCGCCAGTCTCCTGGTCGATGGTGGGCTGCATCAGCGTGACGGTGCCAGTGCTCTCGTCCTCATTGATGATCTTCATCGTGCGGCCTTCTTCGATGTAGATGTCCTTGGCCATCGACAGCCAGACCTCACCGCAGCGCTTCATGGCCTTGGCAAAGTTGCTCATGTAGATGAA